ACCACCACCACCACGAGTAACGGCGGAGCCAGTTATTGGCGATGATACGCCTACGCCTCCGGTTCTATTTGCATGGTTTCCGCCAACTGCGCCAGCACCACCTCCTGCACCACCGTTGTAATTAGAACAACCACCACCGCCTGCGTAGCCCTGATTCGCCGTACCAGCACCACCGCTTGCACAATAGCCAGTTCCACCTCCAGAGCCGCCAGAGCCGCCATTGCCATAATCTCCACCGCCAAAACCACCGCCTGTAGAAGTTATTGAGGCAAGAACAGAGTTTTGCCCAGCCGCACCTGCATACCCAGCAGAGCCATTTGTATTACCCGCTCCACCACCGCCAACAGTGACCGTATATGAAGTGCCTGGGGTAATACTCAGGGCAGACTCTGCTGCGGCTCCACCGCCAGAAGTAGCTCCAGATACCGAAGTTCGGTATCCACCAGCACCACCACCTCCACCATGTCTTGAACCTCCACCGCCACCGCCTGCTATCACTAAATATTCAATTGATGACAGAGGTATGTACATTGTAGGAAAATTGCTGCCCATCTGGGCTTCTCTTTGGTCAATCAATGACCATATATCAGAAGCCGAATTTGAAGATGGGAACTGTGCCATTTACGAAATTTCTTCGTAACTGCACACGGCTTCAAGGTCAGAGTTAGCACTTGCTGTGAGTCGCAAAGAGTCTCCTTCTTCAAGGTAAAACGCTTTTGAAATAACATCTAAAACCGCATCTGCTGGAACAACAACAGTGTTCACAATACGATATGCGGTTGATGAACGGAAGATATCAACAGTGACATCTGCATTATTTGTTCCGTCAACATTGGAGATATAAAGAGCGTTAACTTTAAATACCTTGCCCGAGTTGCTTGCGGTACCAGTAACCGTGATTGAACCAGCCATAGCAGAGTGGTTTTGGCAAACATAGTAGAGAGTGTCTGGCGCATCAGCAGGAACCTGATAGGTGATATAGCCAAGCTCGGTTCCGTTATTTGTAATGCCAGAAGTTACGATATTGGCTGCGTTATACGCACCCGTCGATGTCTGAATCCAAAAAGGATGTCCAACTGCGCTTACCCGAATTGTGTAAGTTGCACCACGGACAACAGAAATAGTTGCGTTGTTTGAGCCTCCAACTACATATGCAGATGAGCCGCTGGCGGTAACAACAATTGTTGTGCCTGCGCTACTACCCTCGTTTTTGACGATAGGTGTAGCCGTAGTTGTAACAGCAAGAACTGCTGTTTTCCCTTTGATGTTTGTTACGCCTACGATATTTGGTGCTGACATTTTATCCTCCGAATACTATTGCCATTGCTATGGCTTTTCCTGTTGAAGCTTTTGTATTCAACTGTGTTTGAATTGCACTTGTTACACCGTCAAGATAACCGATTTCTGTATCAGAAACATTGGCAATGATTGCCTGTTTATTATCCAACTGTGTTTGAATTGCAGAAGTAACCCCATCTAAATACCCAATTTCGGTTGATGTAACATTAGCAATTGATGTTGTCGCTGGAAGAACAATTGTCCCTGTGAATGTAGCATTTGCAAGAGGAGCTTTAAGATCCAATGCTGTCTGTGTAGCATTTGAAATTGGTTTACCAAGGTCTGTTGTGTTATCAACACTTCCAAGACCGACCATTGTTTTTGTAATACCCGCAACATTTCCTGTAAAGGTAGGATCAGCAAGTGTTGCAAATCCAGAGATAGATGCACCAGCAGGAATTGTTACCGTTCCAGTAAAAGTAGGGTCTGCTAGCGGTGCTTTAAGCGCAATAGATGTTGTTAGCGTTGACGAGAGTGTGTTATTATTAGCAAGAGAGCTTGCTATCTCTCCAAGAGTATCAAGAGTCTCTGGTGCTGAATTTATCAAATCTCCAATAACCGTTTTTACATAAGCAGTCGTTGCGATCTGTGTATTATTTACTGTGTTAGCGGCAGTTGGGGCTGTTGGCACCCCAGTAAGCGCTGGGGATGCAATGTTGGCTTTTAAAGCAACTGTATTTGAAAGAGTACTGACATTGGCAGACAGGGTTGTAACTGTATTTGAAAGAGTACTGACATTGGCAGACAAGGTTGTGACAGTATTTGAAAGAGTACTTGCATTACCTGAAATGTCTGTTACGGTGTTTGATAATGTACTTAGATTTGCAACTGTTGCATAAACTGTTGGGGATACCCACTCTAAACCAGTTGTAGTGGATGAGTTTGCAGTCAACACCTTTCCATCAGTTCCAACAGGAAGGCGCACAGACCCTGAAGTGCCTCTTGCTAAAATATCTCCCTTTGTTGTTAAGGTTGTTGTACCACCTTCTGGACCTGTGGGGCCAGTGGAGCCAGTTGATCCTTGTGAGCCATCCGCGCCGGAAGTTTCCACCCAGAAACTATCATAATAAATAAATGTTTTTCCAGTGTCTGATTCAAACCACAGATCACCCTCTGATGGCGATGCTGGTGGTGTTGTAGCAATTTCTATACTGCTAGTACCTTGAGCAGATAACGCAGAGCTTAATATAGAAATTGCATTACTAGAATTCTTATAATACAAAATACCGTCAGCATAGTTAATAGCAAGCTCCCCCACCTCAAGTGAAGTGGGGGTGCTGTTTGCTGTTCCTGAATTTTTTAATTTAATTACATTAGCCATTCAAGCCTCTTATTTAGAAAGTACCGCCATCAATAGTAGCAGTGTTCGCAGCAAGCGCTGTGAGTTGCGAGCTGAAAGCTTGAACATCCGTACCAATAGCAAGACCTAAAGCAGTTCTTGCATCTCCAGTAGTTGTTGAACCAGTTCCACCGTAAGCGATACCAATAGCAGTACCTTGCCATACACCAGTACCAATTGTTCCTACAGATGTAAGGCTTGAAGTAACAACGCTTGAAGCCAAAGTTGTATTTGAAAGTACTGCCGATCCGCCAATATAAAATGACTTACCAGCGACAATATTGAAATGCTCAGAAGATGTCCAAGCATCGGTAGCATCAACCCAATTTAATGTCTTATCTGTTGCACCTTTGATTGTAAATCCAGCACCATCAGCAGTAGTATCTGTCGGTGTTTCAACATTAGCAAGAACAATATTCTTGTCCTCAACAACAAGTGTTGCTGTGTTAAGAGTTGTTGTATTACCATTAACAATCAAATCTCCAGAGACTGTAAGGTTATTTGAGATAGTAACATTAGCTGGAAGGCTAAGCGTTACTGCACCAACACCAGAGTTTGATACTGCAATTTCATTTGCAGTTCCTGTCAGACCCGTTACAAGGTTTGTTGCTCTATCACTAACTTGTGAAGCAGTGATTGAAATCGATGTAGATACCGCATTGGTCAAGCGACCCTGGGCGTCAACAGTGAATGTTCCAACTGAGCTTGCGTTACCATAAGTTGCTGCTGTAACAGCGGTATTGTCAAGATTAATTGTTAATGTATCGGTATTACTTCCTATCGACGAAAGACCGGTACCGCCAGCAATTGTTAAGGTATCTGCGCCAGATGTGATCGTTTGATTGAAACCGCTGTCTCCAGATACAGTAAATGCTGTAGCAACATTAGCTATAGCGCCATCAACATAAAGCTTAGTAGCAGCATGACCGTTTGCGGTTGGAGTAGGGACAATTGTGTTTCCACTAAAAGTCTTGTTACCAGTGATTGTTTGTTCACCAGTCAAGGTGATAAAAGCACCAAGACCACCGATTGCTTCAACAGTAGTTGCGGTTCCACCTACACCACCAGACCCTTTACCGTAGTAAAGAATGTTATCTACTTCGTTAAATGCTAATTCCGCATTCTCTAAACTTGTAGGTGCACCAGCATTGCCGGTCGCCCTTCTCTTGATTCTTAGCGTATTCGCCATTAGTAATTCCCTCCATCAACTAAAAGATTGGCTGCACTGTGGACATGATCTGCCCTAGCCGCCAAGTTACTCACACCCACAACTCCACTTCTAGCGACATCGGTAACCGTTGTTGCTAAACTTAAACTTGGTATATTAATTGTACCACTAGATTGGCTTAATACAGTAGTATTAATTACCTGAGAGACATTGGAGACATTACTCGTACTGATTTGAACGGTTGTTGCATCAGCCATTACCTTGTAACCTCACCTATCACGGCAACACTCCCCTTCAGAAGTGTTGTAACAACAGCGCCATTTGTTTCCTGGAAATCATATACATACGACCCGGATGCTATGTTTGAAGTAATATTCGGTGCCAAACTAAACACAACAACGCCGTTAGCGCCATCTGTTATTTCAGTAGAAAATGTCGCCGTAATTGCATCAGAAGAGCTTCTTTTTCTAATTTGACCAGCATATGTTCTAGTTGAAATATTTATAACCGCATTCGCGCTACTCTTCAAAGACAATTGATGAACATAAGTATCACCTTGATAAATTTGAATATTAACTGTTGCAGCCATAATATCTCCTATAAGATATTATCAAAGATCAGTTATGCCAGCAATGCAGCCCATGTAGGCTGATCGACATCACCAGTAACTGGGATACCTTTTGCTTTCTGGAATTGCTTAACAAGTCCTTGTGTTTTAGGGCCGAAATCTCCATCAGGTTTGCATTCAAAACCATGCTTATTCAATAATCTCTGTGCCTCTCTGATATCCAAACCTTTTTGACCTAAACGAATAACAGCCTTACCCGCTGCAGCCGCAACATTGGCTGCGGGAGCTGCTGCCTTCTGTTCTGCTGCAACTTTCTGTTCCGCAACTGAACCAAATACACTACCCGGCTTTGGATTACGAGCAACATAGTCTTTCACTGCTTGCGGTACTGCATCACCACATACATAACGAATATGCCAAGGCTCTGAAGGAACAACTTCCCAACTCCACCCGAACTTTTCAACATTGGCAATCAACCAATTAATTCTTTTTTTCTCTGAAGCATTAGCAATATCAACAGCCAAGCCGAGATTGTGCTGAGACTTACCTGGTGTGGCAAGCATCGCCATGCCTTTCTTCAAATACCAAGTCTTACCTTCAAAAGTTTTTGTTGAACCAGTTCCCGTATCTTGAAGACTGTAGCGACTTAAAAAGCCAGCCTTTTGACTGTCGTAACTACGATATAAATCGCCGCTACTCGTGGGCTTGAGCTCTACGCCATCAGCCTTTGCTGCCTCAACCATTGCATTCCAAGCATCTGCTGCAAGGTAAAACAACTTGCCCCCAGTTGGAATGTCACGCAAAAGACTTGCGTGTAGTTTGCCTGGCTCTACGCTCTTCAACGCCGCCGGCATCTTTACATCAACAATATAATCCCATTCAGTTTTCTTAGCCATTATTTAATCTCCTCTTTTTTCTTTTCAACTTTTGAAAAGACACGATCAATTTCGTCTAGACTAAGTTTACCATCATCTAGGAATGCTCGTGACAGTCCTTCAATGACAGTTGCTACGCCTGCGATGCCCGCCATGAAAATTGCTTTCCATAGCGGGACACCCGCAATCGTACCGGCACCGACAACACCCAAGCCAGAAGCCGCAAATGTTGCAACGATTCTCAGGAGGATGTTTTTAATCTGTGCCATTTTAAATATTACTTCTTTCTACCAAAAGCTGCGTCGTTTGGATTCAACCAACGCATGATAACTGGAGCCAAGGCTGCAAGACCTGCAGTAGCAATTGCTTTTGGATCTTGATTGCCTGTCATATAGACAGCCAAAGATGCACCAACGAACGACCGCGCCCATGACGCAAGCATTTTCTTATTATTCTCATTTAACAAAGTAGACAAAAGACCACCTCCTTGCCCTAATGGGCTGATACCCATTATATCTTAGAGTTATTTATTCGTCATTCTTTAGAATTTCATGCACATAATGCACAAGAATAGCAATTACAGTTGATATTCCAGCAAGCCTCTGTGTTGTACCAGACAATGTAATGTACACAACAAAGCTACCAGCAAGGGTAAATACTAAAGCAGCGGTTATATCCCACATTTTTTTAGTAAAACCAAACCAATTAAATTTCTTCATTTCTTCACCCTCC